CTGGCATTATACAGCCGTACACACTCGACGTCACCAACCCTGGAACCTTCCCGAAGGCTGCAGTCCAGGCACAACTCTGGCAACGGTGGCGCCTTACTGGCTGTGTCTTTACCTACGTCCCCAATATAGGTACTGCTGTGGTGGCGACCGTCCCAACATTGGGATACGTTTCAATCACTCCCATCGCCAACGCTGTTCAAGCACTCCCAACCACCAAGTTCGAGCTTTTCAACTACGCAGACGCCGTCACTGGCGTTCCTTCGCGTGGCTTGGTCTGTGGCGTGGAATGCGCGCACGAGTTCCGTGCGTTACAGTGGAACTACACCCGCACGAACGTCGTGCCTGGAGCTGCTCTGGATGTACGCTTCCAGGACCCAGGCTACGTCGCTATTGCTGCTGGTGAGCAACTCGCTCGTGGTGAGCTTCTCGGTCAGATCTGGATAACGGCTGAGATTGAATTCTGCTTCCCGAAACTACCGAACCCCGCATCTCCCGAAGCGCTCCTCCTCGCTGAGCGCCAAATGGTCCTCGAATCCCTTCGCGAAACTCGCGGTCCCGGGCTAATTTCTAGCACTGAACTCGACGTCCTCTGCGGCATTAAGCATACGCCCGCTGACGACGAGTTGAAAGAAGAGCTCGCGGCCGCTGCGAAGGTCTACGAACTTGAGGTCGACACACTCCGGCGCAAGGCTCGTCAGACGACAACACTCGCCAAAATCGCTGACGCCTACGCCCTCTCAGCTGCCCCTGAGGCCAGTCCACCCCGCCACCCACCTTCTGAGGTCGGCTCGTGGGTTCGAACTGGTCCACCCAGTGTCGCCGGCTCCTCAGTCTCGCGTGCTCCTTCACGTGAGCCATGGATCGACAAGCCATGAGTCTCCTCGACTGGAGGCCAAACATTGTCAAATTCCGTGCGGTGTTGTTGCTCTTTGGGCAACCACCGCACACGGAGAGCCTACCACCAACCCAGGTAGCGGCTAGGGAGCCTACCCCGAACCGTCTCGCACACGCCAGTGCCACCCAAACTCGTTGAAAATGCAACGAGGGTACGCCATGCATCTTGTGACGCCCTGTATCATGCAGTTCGGTTGATCCGTGAACTTATGCGCACACCCAGAGGATTGGGTCACTGCGTAATCACCGATGACCGGTAATACCCCCTGGTGAACAGCTTCCGTGCACTTGAGTAAGCCAATTTGTACTAGCGAAACCCCGAGTTCGCACCCCCCGGTGAAATTCCTAATTCCAACCACGAACCAAAGAACATGATCCCAAAACTTAAACCCCCACTGCGACGCGTCCCAGGCCCGGACGAGTTGCAACGGTATCAAGAGGCGCTCCACGACATGTGCCCATCCGAATTAGAAGCCTCGCATGTATCCGTATGCATGCTAGAGCAGTGTCCAGTCTACGGACACTATCACCGTGCCGGTCCACTCAAAGGCCTGGCCAAACGCCTCCGCGAGAAGCACAAAAAGCGGAAGGCCAAACCCACCCGGTGGCAGAAATGTGCCACCCCGATGGTCTCTCCTTCTTGTCCAACCTGTCACGGTCATGCTACCGTGGACGTCATCTCTAACGCGAGCCTTGCGGTGAGCGTCCCCGATATTCCATCGGAGAAGCAGCCTGCTGCTGATGACGACTACGCTTACATGTGTGATGGTGAGGGCACCAAGGAAGACCTGGTGGAAGATCCCTGGTCCGGACATCCCGTCAGTCCGAGCTGGGATTTGGAGGAGGACGACCATAAGCATTCGGTCCCACCCCCTCTTGTCCTTCAGGACACCAAGGCAGACCTGGAGGAAGATCTCGTTTTCGGACATTCTCTCGATAGTCCGTGCTGGGATCCAGACGAGGAGGATCAAAGTCATCCGGTCCCAACCCCATTCGTCCTCGCCAACAGTTCCAGGGTCGAACAACCATGCGTTTTCCATCTATCGCCTGGTCTTTCTTCCACCTGTACCTGTCCTTTCCCTGAGCCAAGTGACCTTGCTCTCCAGCCTCTCGCTGTTGATGAGCTCGTTGTCAATCGTTCCCGGGCTATCCCAATATTCTCTCCTATTGCTGAGCCGCCCGCTCCTATGGAAGCCCCCGAACAAACCAGGTCGAACCAGCCAAGTGCCCCGCTGGTTGCATGTTTAGCTGTTGCGGCCAAACCATCAAAGATGGTCGCGCAGCTTGTAGCCAAGTTTGACGAGCTCAAGTCAAATTATCCTGTCATCGCACCGTTGCCACTTGTCCCCACCCATCCCCCGCCTATCAATCCCACGATTGCTGGGGCGATGACGTCTGGAGTGTACTTGGCAGCGAATTGCGGACATTATCCGTGCCCCGTGATTCCGGAAGAGCCACCCAATATCCCACCGGCTCCGCGGTTGCCACCGGACGGTCTCGACGCTCGCCGTCTACGTGTGGTACTATTCCGGACCACCCCTCTTGTTCTCACTCCGCCTTGGTGGCACCACCTTCTTCCCGAGGCGATCACAGGCCCACACATCCCCCTCATTTGGCGAGTTTGGCCGCGCCGGCCAACGGCTGGGCAGCATATGATGCTGACCAACCAATACCGCGAGGTGTTCGCCCCTGAGGAGGTGTCGTTGCGGCCATCAGAACGAAGGACCCGTCTTTTCCTGCCCGATTACCAGTACAGCGCCCGGGTTTTCGCTCTCTTCCAAGAACTTTATCCAAGTTTTGAGGAGGGGAACGTTTTCCAAGGTCTCGTCGAGCATCTGGTGACCAAGAGCGATCTTCTCAACCATGCTGCTATCATCCTACGTGGAAACACTCGTTGCGTCAACCCTAGTTTGCCGCCGCTTGTTACTTACCACGCCGGGCTCCATCCAGAAGCGCAGCGCTGGATGGAGTACAGCATGGCTGATTTCAACCGCAGTATTCACTTTGCGGTGAACCAGTTCGTTGCTATGGGTATTCTCCAGAGTACTCTTGGCGGCGGGCACGCTCTCGGACAGGTTTTTCGGGACATGCCCCAGTACTCCCTGGCTCAGAGTACCGGGGCTGCTATCGCATAGGCGGTAGCACACGATCTGAGAGCCAGATTACAGGACCTATGGTCCTGGAGTCCGGTTGGCAAGTCTTGAGTGGACGACAGCACTTCCAGGGGGGAATGCTTAAGTTCACGTATACCGCCCCGTCTGGTAATCGTTACGTTAACGGTCACCCGCGAGGTAGTTACAGGACATGCTTTGGTCCTAGCTTTCTACACCACGGAGCTATCCTCCAAGCAAATAACACGAATCTTGCCGTTGGCTTCGCACGACGCATGTGCGCCATTCGAGCCCCCGAGAAACCAGGATTGCATTCCTGGCTATTGGGTCAACAGCATCGGTTTTTCGCTTTGGCGGACACCCAGGCCCTTCTCGGCACCTTGAGGGAGCTATACACTCCGATGTTTGACACTTTTCAGGGTGCGCTAACTGAAGCTCGGTTGCATCATGCCGACCCACATCAGAAACGGGCTGCCAGGCTACAAGCTTGGCGTGACCTTAATACTGGTGGCGGGCGCCCACAGGTTCACCTCGGTGACCGATTGTGGCTTCAGCGCATCATCTTTAAGTGTAAGACTGACGAGTGGGCAAAACCTGGGAAACCCATCCGTGGTATTGGAGACTTGGGGACACCCGCCTCTCTCCAGGGGTGCGTTGTCACTTCTCTCCTAAAGGATGCTATGGCGGCCAAACCATTGCGGCTCGAGCGCGGCGTTATCGAGTTTTGCAAGGCCCCAGACCACTCAAATCTTACCCGCATTTTTGCGCAGCTCCTTCAACCCGAAGGAGATACGCACTTTGTCTACTTCTCCGACGACTCCTGTTTCTCTGTTCGCGTACAGAGTAATGTTTATACCTTCAATGTCGACATCAAGACATGCGACGCTTCGCACACACCTGCGATCTTCAAAGCTCTTCTTCAAATAATTCCTACCGGCCTACCACGTGAGGCCATGCAGGTGTTGGTCGAGCAATGTGATCTCCCCGTGCTTATCCGTAATCTTGATGCTCCGCCTGGGGGCAAACCACTCCGCGAACAAGTTTTGCTCAAGGCCCCATGCACAAAACTCTTTTCAGGCTCCACGATCACGACCGTCTTAAACAACCTTGCCAACATTTGCATCGGATATTGTCTGTCGACTCAAGACTATTCTGCATGTAATAACGTTAAGGACGTTGCCGACATAGTGGAGCGTGCTGCCGCCATTGCCGGATACATTGTCACCATTGAGCCTTGTCACGACTACAGTGATGTGCAGTTTTTGAAGCACTCACCTGTCATCGACACCGAAGGCCGGTTGCAGCCTATGCTCAATCCTGGTGTCTTGTTCCGTGCCTCTGGCATCTGTAAGGGTGACCTCCCAGGTTCGGGTTCCTGGGAAGATCGCGCTGCATGGTTTCAGGCCGGGCTTATTCAGGGGATGTACCCTCGCACGGATTGCGTTTTTCTCGATCTGATGCGAGCCGCCGTCGATATCCCTCGTCGTTGTCCTAATCGTACACAGAGAAGCATCGACCTGGAAGTCGCTAAACTCACGGCTCACAAAGTAATTGACGACGATCGTCCCCGGTTTCGTGTAACTCTCGAGGAGTTCTTCAGACGGTATCGACTCGTTGCTTATGAGCTTGAGGAAATGCGTCTCATAGCTACATATGGGACTGGTTGGGCACACGCGACCACAGGCACGGACAAGGTCCTTATGAAGGACTACGGCTTGTCCGCGCGACTTCCTCGGTGACCGCCTATCACCCCCCTCCC